TCATCTTCCCATTTTCTCATAGGTACCTTTATTTCTTTGAGGAAATCCTTTTCCTCAATATCTTTTAATTTATAACTATCTTGGCTATTAGGTACTAATGGCTTATCTACTATTTGGCTACGTGACTTATAGTCATGTGAGGTGCGGTAATTCTCAGTGCGGTAATTCTTGACCACCTCGTACCAGTCCATGCCCTTGAAGCCGTTGGCTCGACGGCTAGGTGTCCGACTGATGAACCCCATCGATTCTAGGGCTTTGAGGGCTGTCCTGACGGTCTTGTCAGATGGATTGCCAGTCTGTCTACCCAACTCGGCTACTGAGGTCTTAAAACGGCCTCCAGAGCCCTGTAGGTGGCACATGGTGGCGAGGAGACGGAACTGATAATGGGTGAGGTCGGCGCTATAGGCCTCTGCAGGGATTCTCACAGGTCGTCGTCAAAGGGCGAGATATCCTTCATGTCACCCTCCTCGGCTAGGCGTTCTCGAATGGTGTCGGTCAGGACATCCAGGACGGCAGAGGTTACGTAAGCCGCAAGGCTCTCCGCAAACAGGTCTAGGGTCGTGGTCATGATGTCATAGAGTTCATCAGTGTTTGAGTCGCTGTCGTATTCAATCTCAATTACGTCTAAGCCTTCAGTGATGTCCCACATCTCAAGTCCGTAGTCCTCCAGTGAGTGTAGGACTGCGTGAGACTCAAGGCTGTCATCCCACACCATAGCGAGGATGTCATGTGGCTGAACTTGCCGTATGACTTCCTTGATTGGGTTCGAGCAGATGGTTATGTTCTCATGCGGGATGTGCTCTATGCCTTCCGTTTCTGAAACATAAAGAGTAAAAGAAACATCGTATGAGAGCATTGCTTTGAGGGCGGTTCTTACAAAGTTGTTGTTGCTAGATACGGACAGCATCACGTGCGGTTCGTCGTACTTCTCAAATAGAAGTTCTAGTCCTTCTGTAACGTCGGCGCTCTCATCAAAACTAATGACGGCGATGCGCTGCATTAGATACCACGCAGACGTGGCAAGTTCGTCACTGTCGGTTTGTTTAACTGCTTACTAATCCATGCGGCAATAAATGCTGCGGCAGGAATGGCGACTCCGATGTATTGAGCAGGTGCGTCTAATAGCCACAAGCCAAGCGCACTAAATGGAAGTGTAAGGAACTTATTAAGTGAACCAATTCCAAAGAAGTCCATAGTCACAAGATTGATAAACTCAATCACGTAAGCGGTAGCGGTTCCAACAATGAGTATCGATATAAGTAGGTCAGTCATGACCTGGATACTACACGGTGAGGTTGGTGTATTCCAATCCTGCTAGGGTAGTAATTCTCCAGAAGGCATTTGGCGGGGTCCACTCATTGAGGGTGTAGGCTAACCTTGGAATCTTAAATAACTTGTTTGGGTACTCGTAACTGTAGGAGTTGTTCTCAGAGCCAGCCCAAACGACGCCGTACTCACTAGGCATAGAGCCATCGAAGTACTCCGTGGCTGCGCTTCCTTCTTGGAACTGGATGCAGTCAAAGTAAAAGGTGCCAGCACCGCCGCTCAACACGACTTCGTATGTAACGATGTCTGTCAGAGTGGCATCCGTCAAGTCAGTTGCTGTGAACCGTGACCATTCTTCTGAAGTTCCGACATCAAAGATATCTGTATCTTCAACTACGTCCCCTGCACTATCGCGCCCAATAAAGGTTACAGTGACATCATCAGTAGATTTAAATAGACCAGAAGCAGTGTAATAACGACCTACAGTAATTGGGATTATGTTTGATGTCAGTGTCCACGAACCTGTTGCAGTTACCTTTGCGCTCTTAACTCCAGAGTAAACGATGTCAGAGATGTCGACGTCTTGAGCAATAGTGGCAGAGCCATCTAATGTCCAGTTGTTTGTGACATTGGCTTCAAAGGATGGGTTCTTTATCCAGTTGGTTCTACTTGGAAGTAGTTGGACTGTGATGGCTCTTGCTTCATCATAGTCAACGGTGTCTCCTTCTTGTATGCATACTTCGTCGATGTAGTAAGTGCCTGCAGCACTGTAGGCAACAGCAATTGATGCATAGTAAGTGTCTTCAGGTGTTGTGAAAGTCTTTGATGCACTCTTCCAAGTATTATTAGCAGAAACAGCGGATGATGATTGTGTAGTGCCAGTTACAGTTCCATCTTTATCATAAAATATAACTGATAAGGTGATGTTGCCAGCACTTGTGGGGGACTTTAATTTGCAAGACGCGGTGTACTCTGTCTCTGCCTTTAATGGCACGCCCTTCTTAATTGGGTCGGAGTTACCTAATGACATGCTTCCTGAACCACTTGCTATAACTTTGCAGGTATACACGTGGTCAATTTGATTTGTTGAAGATGTGTTTGGGACTTGCTCATTGCTTGATGTGATGGCGGCTGAAGTAGCAGTCCAATTACCAATTGAGTTGTAGAAGGTGCTGTCTTGAACTGTCAATAGTAGGTTGGGAGATACAGTTATGTTTGGCGCATAACCAGTCAAGGACTCCACATATGTTGCGATACCGTTCTCTAATCCTTTATGGCTATACATGAAGAACGCTTCACGAATCAATTGTTTTTGATTTTTAAGAGGAATGCTCTGTTCTTGGTTTAATCCAACGTTATCTGTTTGAATTACTACTAAAGATTCTGGAGAACTCTCTTTAGTGTGGCTTGGTCTTACCAAGTCAATTAAAGTCATTAACTGCTCTAGTGTGAAAGAGAAACCACTCATGAAACTGTACAGAGCAGAGGTCTCATCTGTAACACCAAGTGGGCTCTGTTCTTTTGATGTGTAGACCTTTGGAATAATATCCATAAGGGTCTTCTGCATGTTGTGGTCTGACGGGATTACGTCACTGACTCTTCCAGCATTGACCCAAACCTTCTGGTCTGTAAATAAGAACATTCCGTAGTAGACAGGCTTACCAGGTGATAGTGGGATATCTGTAGGGTTGTCTTCTCCATCAACAAAAGATGCACGTGATACGTTTCCTTCTGTTGCAAATTCTTCCCAAATGATTACGCCGTCCTCTGACGTTTCTGGGAATCCAATTTGATTTCTAACTAAACGTATTTGAGAAAACACACCTGTTGGGCTTACCCATTCAACAAGGGCTCGTGTAAAATCAATGATGATGATTGACATGGGCTCAACTGAGTAAGCCAGTCTTGGGGCAGAGCCATACTTAGCACTGCCATATAAAAAGTTACCGTATTTAGCCACGAACTAATGCTCCTTAACAGCCAGCAAGCAAGAATGAACTAATTGTCTCCCCACCTTGAGCAACTGTAGCCCAAGATGCTGTTGAACCATCTGTAGTTAGATACTTACCATCATTACCAGACTGCGATGGAAGGAAGTCTGCAGTTGCCCACTCAGTTTCGTAACTGGTATTAGAGGTCTTAACAAGCACTTGGCCCGTAGTTCCTCCTGAAGGAATCATTGCGCCGTAGGCATCATTTAAGCCGTACTCAATGTTAGCCAAGCGGTCCTTCAAGGTATCCCAAGTAGTCGTACTTTGGTCAAACTCGCCGACCCATCCAGAACTAGTGCGGATGAATGTTCCAAGGTTTAATTGAAGAGCGTTAACTTCATCTTGAAGGCTGTTGACGTGTTCGGCAAGGACAGAATCAGTGAAGTCGACCTTTGTAGTAAAGGACTTCACTGTTGCTGGATATGATGCTGTCACTGTATTCCTCTCGGACCTGTCGGTCTATTTTCTCTGGTTTGCCCCCAATTTACTGCCTGAACCTTAAGCAACCTGCGTCACCGTCACGATAGTGCTGGGAACTGCGGGTCCTGGCGAAGGCGTTGATGCCTCTATCTTTATCTGGGTGTTGTTTGTAGCCCACATAAGTCTGCAGTACTGCTGCGCCTTTAAGTTGACCATAAAGTTCCACGCTGCAACAACGTAGGGGCTATTGTTATTGACGGTCACTAAGGTGTTTGAGTGAGGGACCGCTGTTCCGTTTTTGTCAAGCCAAACTTGTGTCGTGGTTCCACTACCGCCACCAGAGAGACCGTGGAATTGAAATGAGAACTGCACGTTGTATACGCCGCTGTAGGCTGCAGTTAACCTTGTTTGATTTACAATACTGACCCCACTAGAGAAGTCTGTCTTACCAAACTTGACCGCAGTCGCAGTATTGAGCGCCGCACTTTGAGTGGTCTCATCATGAAATGCTCCGTATGCAAGAAGTCCAGATGGAGGAGTTTCTCCTCCTCCTTCTCCTGTTCCTGTAGTGGTACTGGCTTTTCCAAATGTGCCTAACCAAATTGGATACTCTGGGTCTCCACCTAAATACGAGATGTAAACTCCCTGACCAATTGCAGGAGGTTTTGCAGTTGCGTTTAGTGGCCAAATCCAATCAGTAACTTCTGTACCAGTTGTTTGAGCCTGTACCTTTACACGACGTAAATTATCTGGGTCACGGTTGTCAGTAACACGTGCTCGATAAATACCGTGCAGACGTTTGATTGGGTCTAACGGTCCTGTCATATCTCACCGACAGTGATGTTACTTTCTTGGAATCTAAAGATTTCTCCTGGTGTTCCTGTAAGAGTCAATAGCCCACTGCCTCCTTCTCGATGGAGGACAGTCACACGTGCGACCTGCACTCCTGCAACTTGTTGAAGGACGAACTCAATATCTTGTGGATAGATGGTGTCTTGGAAATTCATTCCAGAATAACCAAACTCCGATAGGAGAGTAGATTTAATTGCCGTTTCAATTTCTGATGTTGTGTATTGCGGAAGTTTTGTGTAAGAAAGGGCAAGTACAGCATCCACATAAGTTGGAGGTTGAACTGTTACAGTCGTTCCAAGAAGAATTCTTGTTGACAGATATTCTTCTACATTTGCTTTTAGGGTGTCGTACTCAATCGTTGGGTCACCTAGGTCATCAAGACCTGGTGCTAAATCAGTATCGGTTGCAGAACGGCTTGGAGCAATGTAGAGGGTTACAGAGGTCCACACTGCTGCAGTTGCACTTGCTTTACCAATTCCAGCAACACTCAATGACAAGTCTGCGTAGTCTTGCAACGTTACTGCTCTGTTATTTGCACGCAAAGATAGTGGTGCAGAGATACGAATTTGTTCTAGTGTCTCTGGGTCAGAGCCACCTA